ATTTGATTTTGTCTAAATACATATCCTACCTCTCCAGAAGTTATATGTACTATTTGTCCACCAGATCCTGGTAAGTCTTGTAAGTCAGATTGTTTACCTGACCAAACTGTAATATCATTAATACCAGACCATTGTATTCTGTTAGTTGCATTAGCTATATTACCTGTTACTAAGAAGTCTCGAACAACTCCTGAAACTCTAAATAGAGGACAAGTACCTGCTGTTTGAATAGAAGTAAGATTAGCAACGTTTGTAGATGTTCCCATTAAATAATATTGGGCTGGATCTACTCCATTACTTACAATTACATATTGACCAAATTGTGTAAATGTAAAAAAATCATCATCATCTCCACTTAAACTTCCTTTACGAGAAGTAAATGTTCCTGATGCTAATTGATGTATATCTGTTTTTGTAGCTACAAAATTATAAACTGTATTAGAGTTATCTCTAAAAGAACCAGAGCCATGAGCATCTTTACCTACAGTTGATGTACCTGTATATGATACCAATGATGGAAATCTTTTATAAGATCCCAATGCGTGATAAACATTAGTTGCTACGTTTGCACCTTTCATACCATGTTCTGGTTGATCAGGCATCCATTCTCCAAAAGGTATCTGCATTATCTAGCCCTGTAAAATGATAAATCTGTTTGAACATCTGTTCTTTGTGTAACAGGTGCTCCACCATATGAATCTTGTTTGTCATTATTTTCACATCTTTCCATAGCAGATATATACATCTGTAACCATTGTTGTACTTGGTTAGGATCTATTCCACCTAAGAAGTTTGCTGCATGGTATAATGAACCATATAAATATATTCCTGGATGTTTGTTTAAAATGTAATTTGTTGTATTAGAATCGCTAAGAGCTCCAAAACTTTTATAATATGATAAGTACCCAGTATAAGAAGAATCAGGGGCAGGGCCAAAACGTAAAGTTTCTGTCTCATTATCACTCTCAATTGTATAGACTCTAGGTCTAGCAGTTGTTGATCCAGCTTTAATTTCAAACATATTCTGAGGAGTTATGTACTCCAAAGGATATTTGTTACTTGCTGATAGTATATAAAAAGATCTTACTGCAATAAAACCAGTAGGAACAGATTCAGTTTCAGAGTCTATTGTAATAGAATCTATTTGTTCCATCTGTCTTATTCTTAGTTTAGCATTAAAGTCAGCTTCAGTTAGTGCAATAAAATCTGCAATTTGAGTTGTCAAATCAGATCTATTTAACCAATCTGCTATAGATGTTTTTAATCCTGAATATGATGTTAATGCCATTATAAATTTCCTTCAGCTGTTCTAAAATACCTAAACTCATTACTATTAAGTTTAGTTCTCATTATTTTTCTTTGAATATCTTTAGGTAATTGAAACCAGTTATTTGTTCCATTGTATTCTTTAGCCCATATAGAAAGTATTAAAGGTGGTATACTTGCCACTCTTTTCATTTCTTTAGCAGAAGATATATAACCATTGTCATGATTATAAAGTTCTTTGTTTCTTTTTAACAAAGGGTTTACATTTTGTTGATTATTGATGGTTAGTCTACCATCTGATTCTTGAATGTATTTAGTCTTTACTCCAGCATCATATTCAACTGATCTTACCTTACCCATACTATTCTGATAGTTCTGTTACGTATAAATTTACTGATCCAATTACAGCTATTTTTTCTCCACCAGATACTTTAAAATATTCTATATCTTTTGAAGGTACAAAAATTTTAGATGTAGTTGCTGTTGGGCCTGTTCCAAATTCTATATGACAATCAGCGTCTGCTACTATTCTAACATATTCTATATTGTTACCAAATGCAGCTGATGCAGCTGATGTACCAGAAGATGTTACTTTCTGAGTTGTTATAGGTCTCATTGCTATATGCATTTTATTTCCTTTTGTTTGGGGATGTTTCCACCCCCATAATTAATTATCTTCTTATAACGAATGTTACTACACATTCACACGCAGTTGAAGATCCACCATCAGTAATCATTTCGATAGCTTGTCCTTCATTTACTGAATTTTCAGCAGTAGGTTCTGCAGTATCTACATCACCAGCAGCTGAGCCAGATTGAGTTACTGTTATACCACCACCTGTTACAGCAGTGCCACCAATTTCAAATGATAATGCAGCGTTAGCTGTAGTAATAGCATTTTTAATTGATGTAAAAATTTTAATAATTCTTCCACCATCTGGTACAGGTACGAAAGTTGATCCTGCTGTACTTATGTTTGTAATTTTAGATGTTAAAAAATAATCGTTAAGTGTTCTCATTTTGTTTCCTCATTGTTCCGATCTTAACCCCTCTCAGATCTTCAATGTTAAAAATATACTAGGGGAGCAGTATTGAGGTTGCCCCCCTAAGTATTTAATCTATTAAGATGTTGTTAAGTCAGCTACTAAGCCTGAAGCTGCTTCGTTTCTAGATTCCAGAGTTGCTTCAACAAGAAGTTGTCTTTTCTCTGAGTCACCAGTCTTAGCAAGTTCATGCATAGAGAAGTCTCTTAAGAACGCAATTCCCCAGTATTCCATGTCTAGTACATAAGCGTCTCTATCTCTAGAGAATCTGTTAGGTACTACTTGCAATTGACCAAAGTCAGATGCGTACACGTCTACTGAAGTGTATAAAGTAGCGTCTGCACCAGCATCAAATCTAGTAGAATTACCAGTAAAACCTGATAATTTTTGTTTGTTGAAAGGGCCAACCATAACCATAGAAGGATCCCCACCAGCATTCCATACTGATTTAATTACTGATTTTAATTGAGCTTCTGTGAACGCTCTTTGAGTACCATCTGTGTGAGCTGCATTTCCTGCACCTGCACCAGAAGCACCATCAGATGCTAGGTCATCATTAGTAGTGACCCAAGATCCAAGAGTTCCCATTTTTCTAGCAGTTGTAGAGTTTCCACCTACTTCTGCAATGTTTCCTGTAATAGTAGCTTCCATATCTCTTTTAAGCTCTTTAGCTCTTTTAGCGATTTGGTATGCTAATTCAGATGCTCTACCTGCTTTGTCTACAGATTCTTGAGTACCAGTAATAACTACAGTTTTATCCATAATTTGTGTACTGTTAGAAAGTCTAGTAGTTGCAGTTGATGCATCTAAAGTTGCTTCGTCACCTTCAATAACAGCATTGTTAGTAGCTGCTGCTGCAAGTGAGTCGGTCTGCCATTCGTGAAGAACTGCAGTTGCTTTTGTTTTAGCTGCAGAACTTAGGAAAGGCGTATCTGTTGGTGAGATACTGTAGATAACGTCAGAAAGATCTTCTCTTTCACCGACTGAATCATACGTATCAAACGTGTTAGTTGGTTGTGCCATTGTTTATTTCCTTTGTTGAGATTTAAGATTAATCATATCAGCTATTGCTGACTGAGCATCTCTTATGTGACCAGTCTTTCTTAGCGTCTTGATTTTATTTCTTACTTCCTCTCTACCTGAACTAACATTCGATCTAGCAACACCAGCTTTTAAAACTTTAGGAGCATTAGCAACCTTTTTAGAAACTATAGGTCTTTTGTCTTTTTGAGACTTAAAACTCATAGCATCTTTTGCTACCAATAAAAATCTATGGTCTGCAAGGCTACCTATCTCTTGGTCATTAAAACCATAATCACGTAACGTAGTACGTAAGTTAAGTTTAAAAGAGTCAGCTTTATTTGGATCGCTAAACTCTGGTATTTTTGTTGCAGCTAATTCTTTTTGTGTTTCAAGATAAGACTCATATTGTTGAGCCTGAATTTCTCTTGCTTTACTTTTTAAAGATTCAATGTGTTGCTTTTCTTGTCTTAATTGAAAGTCAAGTCTAGCAGCTTCAGTTGGATCTTCTTGATAAAGTTTTGCAAGATCTTGTCCACCTTGTTTTTGTTCAACAAATTGATTAGCTGTCGAAATTAAATCGTTTAGTTCATTTAAACGAGTATCGTAAGTTTGACGCAAACTATTCTTTTGGCTTTCAAGATCTCTCTTTTCCATGCCTAAAGTATGAGTTTTTTGTCTATAATCCGAGTCTCTAGAATATCCTGCCTTCAGTTCATCGAGGCTCACCTCAAGCTCTTGACCACTAACTTTAACTCGGTGGAGCTCTGGTGTCTCTAATTCTGTTGGTGTTTCTTCTGTTGTCTCAGTATTTTCAGATTCCTGTTCAATAGGAGCTGTTTTCGACTCTGTGCTTTCTTGAACTTCCTGTGTCTCAGGAGTTGGTTCTGAAGGTTCATTATTAGTTTCTGGTTCTTGATTGTCCTGTTTAGGATTCAGTAATCCAGAAATTTTTTCTGCTGCACCTTGTATATTTTCTTCTGCCATATCGTTCCTTTCATGGTTGACGAATTTGAAGTTTCGTTAGATTAACTTCGTTTATTTAGATTCTCAAGATCTACTTGAGCAAGTTTTCCACTAGACATGACGCTAAGCAAATGACCTTTGATTTTATCTACCATATTAAAGGCTACCCAAAGGTTTCTTCGCTTGTCATCATCTGCGAAAGATGTATTAAAAATCTCTTGTCTATAAATTTCTAAGAGATCGTTAAATGCTGTCTTTAGAAGGGGATCGTCCAGCAGTTGCTGAGCTCTCTTGCCCTCCCTGATTATTGTTTCCTTGTCCATCATTAAAGAATTGTTTTTGTCCTCTTACTATTGCTCCCATTAGATCTCCTGATTTTTGTAAATCAGTTTGTTCTAACATAGATCTTCGTTTTAGTTCTAACTCATCAATCTTGGTATTGTATTTCAATTCCATTTCTTTTATAGCTAGTTCGTAATCTAGAAGTGCTTGTCTCATTTTACCTTCCAAACTTTTAGCTTCTGTTTCAGCTTTTAACTGTGCACGTTGGTTTTCACCTTGTACTTGAGCTAATGTTACCTTCTCAAACTCTGTTGGTGGTTTAGGAGGTAGTGGTGGCATTTGAGCTGCTCCGACTTCAGGATCCATAAAGTAAGGTTCTATACTATTTAGACCTGCGTTTTCAACTAATTTTTTCAAAGAGTTATAAATATTTCTAAGATTAACCATTGGGCCATGAACATTCTGTTGTAGATTAATTGCAGACATTTGTCTTTCTAATATTGCATTCATTAATATCAACTGTTGTTCTTTTGATCCAGTTCCTAATCCTACAGAAACTGTTATATTAACTCTGTCTTTCCATTCGTAAGGTCTCATAGGTATGTATTTACCTCTGATTCTTACGATTTTTTCTTTATTTTGATACTTGCAAGTAAGTTCAAACATTTTTAAGGCTAGATCTTTTACACCAGTCTCAGCAAAGATTCTGGCGATTAACTCCATTCTCATTTGTGATTGTGTCAGAATTTGGTTCTGGCCAGTTGCTGTATTATTTAATGTGTTTGCATCTAGCCCTTGTGATTGTCTTGTTACACCTGTTCTAGTTTCTTTTACAGAATCTAGGTAGGCTAACATACCACTTGCTTGTTCAGTAATTGGTTGTGCCTGTATAGGCATCATTACATTTTGAGGAGGTTGTTTTGTTCTAACAATTCCTCCAGGACGATTAGTTAATAAGTCATCCATTGAAACCTGTCCATCTTGTACTGCAACTCTATTATTATTTGTTAGATACATATTATCTAACATCTGTCGCATTACAGTAGACTTAATTAATTGTATATCTTCTACTAATTCAGCTACACTTCTTCCATAGAATCTGTGTGGCATGATAACTGGAGTCATAGATATAAATGGCATTGTATCTATTTCTTCCATGTCTAATAATTTTTTACCATCACCTGCTACTGTGATTTTTAATAGTTCTGCTTTACCATCACCATCTACATCCATTCTTACATAGCATTCATGTATTAAAACATCTTGTGTACTTTCGTCACCATCAGTTTCTCCATGTGAAAAATCTACATTTTGATGTCTAGTAAATTTATCTTCAGTATAATAATCTCCATCACCAGTTGGTAATGAGTCTACCATATCTTTGTCATAACCCATTTCAACTAATTCTGTTCTTGTTTTGTTCACTCTGTGACAAACAAAGTTTGCAGTATCAATGGACTTACATCTTCTTTCAATTAGAAATTCTTCAGGTGGTACTGGTTCTATTTTTACTTTACCATGAATTTTTGTTCTATGAATAACTACATCATGTAATTTAATTTTATCTATTTCTTTACCAGCTTCGTCTGTAATTTTTTCTTCGTATTCACTATGATTAGAAACTTTAATCTCATCCATAGAGACTAAGTCATTAAACTCATCATCAGTTAATCTTGAGTATTCTTCTCTTTCAATTTTTTGTGCATCATCCCAATATACTTTTAGGATTCCATTTTTTTGGATTAGTGCATCTTTGAACGCAGTATATAAAGCTAAGAAACCATCATTCTCTTTATAAAAAATATAGTTTAAATAGTCAGAACATTGTCTAGCCATTTCTTCATCTTCAGGCCCCATGCCTTCACAATTAAATACGTTATCACCTGATGTAAATATTCTCATCAATGATGGCATTAAACTTTCTACTGTATCTAAAACATCGTTAGATACTACTTGAGATCTACCTTCTTGTTCGTTACCAAGAGGTTGTCCTAAATAATATTCTAATGATTTTTTTCTTCGAGCTACAAGTTCTCCACCAATATAACCTGATGCGTTATGTATCTCTCTACTTACTACTGATAATATTTCTTGATTTGATTTTTTCATACTACGTATTTTGTATCTATATTAATTGGTTTATCCCATTCTGTTGTATCAATAGGATCATGAACACATCCATATCTAAATGCATCACTTGCATGTGAGCACCAGTCATGGAGAGGTTTATTCTTAAACACTTGGTTTTTATCATCCCATTGTTTTCGATACTGTCTCAAAGCATCTAATCCTGTTTTACATTTAACTCTATCGAAGTAACAATTAGGTAAAGTATTTCTTACAGATTCAATACCATGATCTACTTCTAACTTAGGTGCTACCTCAAAGTCAATGCCTAATTCGTTTGCTACTTCTAATCTTGACTTACCTGTTCCAAGCTCACGTGCCATTATATCGTGTGGAGCTATATGTCTGCTATAAGCATAATCTTTCTCCATAAGTATATTAGCATAGTGTGCTAAAGATTCTCCTGAAGTTTCGTAATAGTCTACCAAATGTATTTCTGTTCCTATTCTTTGTGCAAACCATATTGCAGTTGAATCTCCTATCCCCAAATCCCACCACGTTTCTACACCTGCATTATCGTCTACAGGTACTTCGCCTATTCGTTCTTCTTTATCTGCTTTAGTTATCAGTCTACCATAATAACTTCCTGATACTGCTGCTGTAAATGAACACTCAAATTCTTGTTGGTATTGTTCTTCAGTCATTATAGCACGAGCTTGTTCTAACTCGTCATCTGGGATTACTCCTGTCTCAGATGCTCTATATAACTTACCATACCAATCTTTATGACCACGTTGTGCAAAGTCAAATACTTCCCAAAATTGGTTATGACCCATTGGCGTACCTATAAATAAAACTGATCCTAGTTTATCTGATACTGCTGGTCTTACAATTTCTGTCCATACTCTTGGAGACATGATAGCATATTCGTCCATTACAACTTTATCAAAGCCCATTCCACGAATACTATCTGGATTGTATGCCCCAAAAATTTGTATACGTGCACCATTGAATAGATCTATTCTTAATTCTGTTTCATTTCTAGTTCCACCAAAATGCATTAGTGGTTTAGTATAATATTTTAAATATTCCCAAGCGATAGCTTTACCTTGTCTATAAGTTGGAGCTATAAATGCACATAAACTTCTTTGTTTATCTGCTGCTGTTTTAATTAATTCGTTAATAGCTAATACTGATTTACCAAATCGTCTATGACATACTAGAACACTAAATCTTTTAAGTGAATTATGTACGTCTTGTTGGTAAGGTCTTGGCTTATAAGGTATTTCTACTGTAGCGACTTTTTTAT